GGGGCTCAAGCGCGGCATCACCATCTACGCCATTTCGCAACGCTGGTCGGAGGCCGACAAGACGGCGGTGGGCAATGCGTCGGCCTTCGCCATGTTTCGCCAGGCCTCCGGCGACGATGTGGCCTACCTGTCCAAGAAAACCCGCGTCCCGGCCGACCGCCTCGAGGGACTAAAACCACTGGAATTTGTGTTCTATGACGCCCTGGTGGGCACTATTTCACCGGGTAGACTCCGCTTCTGACCTGTAACGGTTACAGAGTTTGTCACTGCTGCACACCTGACGTTGAATAGCGACATCCGCCCAAAGCGGGGAAGCAACCCTTCAACTTTCAGGAGATTCAATCCATGGATCAGTCGCAAATCATGAAGCTGGCCATCGCTGGCGGCATCCTTTTCGCAGCCTACAAGTACGGCAACCCGATGGTGCGCGGTGCCGCCATCGCCATCGCTGGCGTTGCAGTCGCCAAGCGCGTCCCGTACGTCAAAGACGTCATCTAAGGAGGCCGCACCATGGCAGTCGGCAAACTCGTTACCTATGGCCTTCCGTTTTCCAACGTGGTCGCCTCCGGCACCGCTACGAACAACGTGACTCCGGGCCGCACCCTAGAAAACTTCCAGCTGAAGCTGGGCGGTACCGCCCTGACCAAGGCCATGATCTCGCTGCTGCGCCTCAAGGCCAACGGCAAGACCATTATCGAAGGAACCGGCTCTGAGCTCGACGCGATCAACGCGTATCGCGGCCAGACGACCGATGCAAACTACCTGGACATCCACTTTGCGGACTACTCGTTGAACAACGAGCTCGACCGCATGGTCTCGGCGTTCGACACGTCGCTCGGCATTGCCAACATCACCAGTGAAGTGACCATTGCCGGTGCCACCGCACCGACCTTGACGCCCATCCTGGTGCAGTCGGCACAGCAGAAGGCCAACACCGGCGAGGCGCTGCCGTTCGCACCTCTGATGACGAAGATCCTGCGCTATCCGTACTCGCAGGCCTCCGGCGGCCGCCTGGCGATGACCGTGCCGTTCGGCGCTCAGAATGGCGCGATCATCAAGCGTCTGCATGTGCGCCATGGCGGCAACATGACCGGCGCCACCGTCAAGCAGGACGGTCTGGTGATTCACGAGTCGCTGCGTCTGGAAAACGAGTACATGCAGAAGAAGCATGGCCGTACCCCGCAGACCAACATGTACACCATCGACTTCGTGCTCGACGGCGACATCAAGAAGGCGCTCGACACCCGTGACGCGCGCTCGCTCGAGTGGCTGTTCGACTTCTCGGCGGCGGATACCGGCACCGTGATCGTTGAGTACCTCGACGTCCTGGGCAACCTGTAAAGGGGGGCCAGCATGGACTGGACAGACGTATTCAAAGACGCCATCGGCGCTTACGGGCAGATCGAAACCACGCGAGCCCAGCAACCGCAGAACCCGTACATGTGGGGGCAGCCAAGCTATCCCGGCATGACGCCGGGATTCCAGCAGGGCATGGGCGGTATTTCGCCCATGGTGCTGCTGGTGGGCGCAGGAGTGCTGGCCTTTGTGCTGCTGCGAGACTAAGCGCATGGATCCGTTGACCGCTTCGGCCCTGTCGTCGTTTGCCCAGGGCGCGGGATCTTCGATTGCGGGCAAGCCCACCAGTTCGGACGGCCGGTTTTCTACGCCGTTTGACGGGTCGGGCTGGAACGTCAATTTCGGATCCGGTTCGATTGACAGCAACCGAGAGCAAAGCGGGGAGGCCGGTTCCTATCTGCCTTACGCGGTGCTCGCCGCCGTCCTGCTGGTCGCATGGCGACTGACGCGCAAGCAGAAGTAGGAAAGCTGCTGACGATCACGCCAGGCAACTGGTGCGACGAGGCGGCCTGGTGGGTGGCGCAAGCGGTGCGCGCCACCTACCTGCCGGCGATCCGCGCGCAAGTCGAGGCAGGGCTGGCCAAGCTGTTTTTTGTGCTGGCGGACGGGAAGACGGTGGGCTGCTTCATCGTGCGGATTGACTCGTTCAGTACGCACCACGAAGGAGTGATCATGGTCGCCTCAGGGCATTTGCCTGGCGTCGATTTGATGGCGTCCTGCTTGCCAAGCATTGAAAAGCTGTTCTCCGGCGTGGCAGCCATCCGGTACCACACCGAGCGGCCGGCGGTGGCCGTCAAGATGGCCCGCCACGGCTACGTCACAGACGAAATCATTTGCAGAAAATTGGTGACTCATGGGCTCGTCCAGTAGCACAACATCTAAGACCGACCAGATAGACCGCCGGATCGTCAACGAGTCCGGCGTTGCCAATTCGGGCGACTCCAACAGCGTGACGATCAACAGCCTGGATGGCGGCATCGTCAAGGCGGCGCTCGATACGGTGCAGATCTCCGACGCACTGTCGACCGAGTCCTTCAACAACCTGCTGAAAGTGGCCGAAGGGCTGTTCACTGGCGGGGAGCGACTGATCGGGCAGACGCAAGCGGCCGTGGCCGACGCCTACTCAATGGCGCAGACGGACGCCAAGTCGACCATTGATAACCGAACCATCGTCGTGCTGGGCGTGGCTGCCGCTGGCGTGGCAGCTGCTTACGCACTGAGGAAAAAATAATGTACGTCAAGCAGACCATCAACGCCGGCCAGCGACTGGAGTTTGTCGAAGCATCGGATTTCTTCCGACTGCTGGCGGCGCAAAACGTCGTCAACGTCGAGTTCTACCGCAACGGCGCAGAAATCGCGGAAGTGTTTGAAATCGGGGCAGGGTACGCGGAGCGCGTGCCGGAGGGCTTCGATAAGGTCGTCATCGTCTCGACCGTCACGCAGACGATTCAATTCGTCACGCGACAGGGCGCAGAGGTTCGCTACGACACGCCGCCCAACGGCAACGTCATCGTCACCAATACCGGCGGCGCATTCACGCATCAGGTGTCGACCGTCACCAATGCGTCCGGCCAACTGAGGGCGGCCAACGCGGCGCGTCGCTACCTGCTGGTGCAAAACAACGACGGTAGCGGCGACATCTTCTTGCGACTGGACGGCGCGACAGCGACCGCTGCCAACGGCATCAAGCTGTCGGCAGGGCAGGCGCTGGAACTGTCGAGCTTCGTGCCGACGGGGGCCATCACGGCCATCGGTTCGCTGGCGTCAAACCCGAACGTAATCGTCGTGGAGGGCTGACGATGCCGATTCTCGGGGGCGGTTCAACGGTTCGCGCAGGAACCGTGCAGGCATGGCCAAGCAATACGATTCCGTCCGGCTGGCTTAAGTGCAACGGCGCGGCCGTCTCGCGCACGCTGTATGCGGCGCTGTTTACTGAAATCGGCACGACCTACGGCGCAGGCGACGGCAGCACGACGTTCAACGTGCCGGACATGCGTGGCGAATTCATGCGCGGTGCAGACGATGGGCGGGGAGTCGATTCAGGAAGAAACATTGGAACCGCCCAATCAGACGAAACTAGGTCACATCAACACGGATTTTTCGACACAAAAACTACGGCAAACGGCGATAGAAGCCAACCGTGGCCGGTTCTTTCAACGCAGTCAGTCGCAGCGAACCCAGTAACTAACGGCGTGACATTTACAGGCGGGTCGGAAACTCGGCCGCGCAATAGATGTATGCACTTCATCATCAAATTCTGACCATGCGAATTTTTCACTTTGACGAGCAGGGCGCATATCTGGGCGAGGGCATCGCCGATGCCGACCCGATGCAACAGGGCGCATGGCTGATTCCGGCACAGGCGACCACCATTGAGCCGCCGCCCGCACTGGCAGCGCATCGGGCCGTGTTTGATGGCTTCGCATGGGTGCAGGAACCGCTGCCCGAGCCAACACCAGAACCGACGCCGCCCGAGCCGACCGCCGCCGAGATCCGGCGCAGCGAAATCATGGTTGCGCTATCAGGGATCGATCAGCGCAGCGTACGACCGGCACGCGCGGTAGCGCTGGCCATCGCCGCAGGGCAGGTACCAAATGCTGCCGACGTGCAGACGCTGGCCAAGCTCGAGACGCAGGCCGTCGCGCTCCGTGCAGAGCTGTCCTCGCTGGCATGAAGAACGCCAACATCCTCGCCGCGTCGGTGCTCATTGCTGCAGCCGGGTACTACTACTACCGGCAGCGCACCGCGCAAGCCAGCGTGACCGATGACGCTGCCAGCATGGCCGACGCCGTGCTCACCGGTGCCACGCAGGGCGCAGCCGAGTTCGTCGACGAATTTACCGGAGGCTTCATGAAAATTTCAGCCATGGCCCGCGTCGATCCGGCGCTCCTCAACAACCGAAACGTGCAGGCGATCCTGCGCGTCATCCGTACCGGCGAGGGCACGGCAGACGAGGGCGGGTATTCGCGTCTGTATGGCGGGGCCAAGTTCAACAGCTACGCTGACCATCCCCGCCAGTCGATCACCCGCTGGGGCATCACCAGCACAGCCGCCGGCGCGTACCAGTTCCTCTCTCGCACCTGGGACGAGACCCGACGCATCATGAACCTGCCGGACTTCTCGCCACGCTCGCAGGATCTGGGCGCACTGGGCCGCATTGCCGCGCGAGGTGCATTGGCGGACGTGATCGCCGGACGGTTCACGACAGCGATGAAGAAGCTGAACAAGGAATGGGCGTCCCTGCCGGGCTCGCCCTACGGACAGAAAACCCTCAACTTCACGGCGGCGCTGGCCATTTACCAGGGCAATGGCGGCATGCAGGTTGAACAGACCGCCCTGGCATAAGGAACTCCTAACATGAAACGCGATTACCTGATCCTCGCAGCTGCCGCTGGCGTGGCGCTTTACCTGGTCAACAAGGCTGGGGGCGTCCAGGCGGCCGTGGCCAAGGTCGTCCAGGGCGCAACCGAAGTGCTGAACTCAGCGGGTGGGCGCTTCAACAACGGCTGGCGCTACTTCTCCGACGGCACCGCGATTGACCCGTTCGGCCGCTACTACAAGAACGGACAGCTGATCTGGTCGCCGCCGGCCACGCCAAAGAAGACCTCCGGCGTCGAGCCGATCTTCGATTACTCCTCTGGCGCGCTGACCGATGTTTAAGAACACGGCCACTCTGTATGCGGCGCTGGCCGTCGCAGCTGTTGTCGGCGTCCTGGTCGTCTCGCGCAACGCCAAAGCCGTCGGTCAAGCCGCCGGCGGCGCAGCAGTGGATCTGGTCGACGGGGTGCTCAAGGGCACGGTCCAGGGCGTCGGTACGGCCGTTGGCGTGCCCGTGACGAACCTAACCGAGTGCGAGCGCGCCAAGATCGAGGGCCGCACCTGGGACGCGTCCTTTGCTTGCCCGGCAGGCGACTTCCTAAAATACGTCTTCAAGTGAGACCACCCATGAAAATCCTTTCCCGCTTGCGTGAACCGTCCACCTGGGCAGGCCTGTCGGCCCTGGGGCTGCTGCTGGGGCTACCGCCAGGCACCTTTGATGCCATCGGGCAGCTGGTGGCCGGCGTGGCCGGGCTGGCAGCGATTTTCCTGCCGGAGAACAAGCAATGATGGACCTGCTGCAGCTGGCCAACGTGCTGGTGATTCCGGCCTTCGGCTACATCATCGTGCTTGAGCGGCGCATCACCCAGCTGCAGACGCAGCTGGACAACCTGGTGCGGCAGATCGACCGGGTAGGCTATCCGGTACTGAACAAGGGCAGCGTGTAGGGGTCGAGATCGGCCGCCGGCGCGTCCAGGACGAGCTCGAGGGGCTCGGGGCGCGCCGGAAAGGCGATCACGTCGGCCTGGACCAGTCCCAGGCGATGAGATCGACGCGAAAAGCCCATCTGGCGCAGTGTCTCCAAGTGCTCCTGGTGCTGCAAGCGGAGCAATTCAGGTACCCACCACGGTACCTTTTTTTTCCCGGTCAGCCAGTCGCGCACCGATCGCTCGGATCGGCGAAGGCGGCGCGCGAGGTCTTTCATTGGCACTCCCTGCGCATAAAAGCGCATCTCCTCAGGATTGCCATATCGCAGTGTCGGATACCGCATGGTCTTGTTCTCTGGGATAAAAAAAAGACCGGAATGCAACTTCCGGTCTCAGAGAATCGACACTTCGTCCAACCACTTGACGCATAATTCATATGACATCAAGTGGCTGCATACACTGCTATCAGCGCATGAAACGCAAGGCTCCATGCGGCAAACCGCCCGATAGCAGGTAATCAAAACCCACGGAAAATTTTTCCCAAACCGATCGCCACACAGCCGCAATTTCAGGATTCTTCTCTCGCTCTGCATAAACGTCAGCAAGCACCGCCGCGCGCGGCATTTTCAAAATGTCGGCGACACGAATCGCCGTCTCATCCCCCATTAAGGTCATCCCCTTCTGCAGCTTGCTAACTGCGCTCCTGGTCACTCCTAGGTGCTGCGCCAGCGCGTAATCGCTTTGGATGCCCAAAGCGTTCTTGGTCTTCGCCAGGTACTCATTGGTGTTCATGTCGATTCCCTTATCAAAATTGGAACAAGGCCCAACGCCGTAACTATAGTCTCGCGTCAAGTCACGCGCAACGTCTCGTGCAAAGATACGTTAACCGCTTGTTGACGCGTATCTTGGTAAGACACTATGATCGCGCTTACCGGGCGGCAATCAACTTCGATCCCCTTGTCGACTCCCTGGATAGCTTCCAGACCGCCGCCCGGTATCCCGTCGACAAGGCCAAGGGGAAACCATGAAACACGATGCCAGTTACTGGGCCGCTGAGATCGCCTCGTTCGTCATCTCTGCTGCCGCCATCTCGCTACCGTTCGTTCTGTGGGCTCTGGGCTATCCAGAGCGGGGATTCTGACCATGTGGGCCGTTCAATTCCGCGACGGGCTCGCCTGGGAAACCCTCAAGACCCATAAATTTTTCCTCACGGCCTGGATGCACCTCCGCTTCATCGAGAAGGAATGCGGCAAGGAAGACATCGAGCTGCAGATCGTGCGGAGGTTCGCATGAAGCTATCGACTCTCGATGCCGCGAATGACGCCCTGCAGTACCAGGAGCAGCTCCGCAGGGGCATTTCCACGGAAGCTCAGCTCCATCTCATTCAAGGCGGCCAGCCGCTCAAATCGTTCGGCCTTCTTAGTCGGACACAAAATCTGACCGATCAGCTCGCCGAACTCGGCGCACATGATGCTCAAAGCCGCTCTATCCTGATCCGTGAGCTGTCTCATCGGTTCGCCCTGGCTAAGTTCCGCTGGTCTCATCGTCAATCCTCCCTGGTTGCTTTCGAGGATCCCAGCCTAGCACGGAGGCCGGAATGAACGTCTGGCACCCATCGCATCAGCCGGCCCAGCTGCCGGCGCTCCCGCCTGTAACAGACAAAAAAGCCGGTAACAGAGCCCTCGAGGCCATCAAGTCCCAGATCCGACAGCCGGTAAGGGCTGCCGAGCGACAGCCGGTCTTCTTCTCCTGGTCAAACACGCCCGAGTCCTTCCGTCGGCTGGTGGCGCGCGCCGCGCTCCTGCCGTCCGAGGTCTGCGACAAGCACGACCGGGATCTGACCGAGCTCGAGAAGGCAGCCATCCGCGAAGCAGCGCGCCGTCTGCGCGAGCGCGCCGACCAGCTGTTCGCCATCTGAAACCGGGACGGCAACCATGAACCTGCAGCCCTCCCCGCAACCCGGCTCTAATACCCTTGGTATTAGTGGTAAAACGATAAACCGGCCTTCCGAATCAAGGGCTTACAGCACAAAAGTGCCGGTTTCAGGCGAGATGGCCTGCCGCATGCGCAAATACGAGCTCACGCGCATGGCCGGCTCCCTGCTTTTCAAGCCCGAGCTCGCCGCGCACCAGCAGCACCGCACCTGCTGGTGCCACCGTGGCGTGGCCCGGCGGACCGATTCCGTCGCCGTCTACCGGGCGACCTCGGGCGAGTCGGCGCGCATGCATGGCGTCACCACCTGCAAGTCCGTCTGGACGTGCCCTGTCTGCAGCGCAAAGATCTGCGCGGTGCGCCAGGCCGAGCTCTCAACCGGGATTCAGAACTGGATTGGGCAGGGCGGCTACGTCTTCCTAATGACGCTGACCTTTCCGCACGAGCTCGGCATGCCGCTGGCCGAGCTGCTTCCCAAGTTCACCAGGGCGAAGGCCTTTTTCAAGAATTCGAAGACCTACAAGCGGATCCTGGCCAAGGGCATCCGCAAGGGCTCGGTCTCAAGCCTCGAAGTGACGCTCGGCGAGCACGGCTGGCACCCGCACCAGCACGACCTGGTGTTTGCCACGCCGGAGGCCTTCGGCGAGACCACCGAGGGCGAGAAGGGCAAGCTCGATAGCCGCGAGATTCAGGAACTCAAGCACACCTGGTACATGGCCCTGCGCAAGGCTGGGCTCTGCGAGCAGTCGCAGATGTCGGACGTCATGCTGCACGGCCTGGACGTGCGCGGCGGCCAGTTCGCCGCCGAGTACGTCGCCAAGTTCGGCCGCGAGCAGAAGTGGGGCTTGTCGCGCGAAGTGACCATGCATGCCGCGAAGGTCGGGACCGACAACAAGGGCGCGCACCCGTTCCAGCTGCTGGTCTGGGCCATCGAGGGCGACTGCCTGGCAGCCGACCAGTTCCGCGAGTACGCGGAGGCCTTCGAGGGAAAACGCATGCTCACCTGGTCGCGCGGCCTAAAGAAGGCCTTGACCGGCATGGATGAAATCACCGACGAGCAAGCGGCCGAGCTCGAGATGCCGGCGGAGGAGGTTGTCGGGCGCATCGACTCCGCGGCGCTCGCGGTGCTGCAGAGCCGCCGACTGCTGGGCAACTTCCTCGCCTTTGTCGCCGAATACTGCGCCGACATGAGCACCGCCCAGGAGGAGATCGACGCCTACCTCGACTGGGCCAAGACGGTCGACCGAACCGGGCAGGGCACCGTCAAGGTGAAGATGTGGCGCGGCGGCTTCATGCACGTCGACCGAGAAAAGCAAATGGCATGAGAACGATCAGCGACAAGATAGCCGACGCCATGCGCGTCTACGGAATGATCCTGCCGGCACCCGTGCGCGCGGTGCTGCAGGAGATCGGCACCGAACTGGTGAACCTGCGCGCGGAGCTCGAGCAGCTGAAAGGCGACCATGGAAAAGCAGATTGAGATTCTGGGCTACATCGCTTGCCCGTCATGCGGCACCGATCACGGCATGCGCATTACCCGCGACAAAAACGGCCACCCGTTCGGCTGGTGCGAAAAAAATTGCGGCCAGCAGCTGCGCGTCGGTCCCGACCAGCGACGCATCCGCGACTTCTTCAAGCTCTACCCGCAGCTGTCGGCGCGTGCACCGGAGCCGGCCGCCGCTACCAGCGCCGAGCCGATGCCGGTGCCGCAAGTGAAGGTGCCGGTGGCCGAGCCGAAACCCGCTGTCAAGCCGGCCGCCAAGCCGGCACCCAAGCGCAGCGCCTTTGAAGAAGGTCTGTCGATCCTCGGTGCACTGTGATGGACGACGCCCCGAAAATCTCGGCAGAGCAAGCCGCCGACCTGGCGGCCCTGCAAGCGGCCATCAACGAACAACCCGCCGGCGCGCCTGGAGCAGCTGCACCAGGTTTCCCTGGCGAGCCAGTCAAGGTCGATCTGCAGACCGAGTTCACCGGCATGATCAAGCTCGCCGTCGCAGCATTGTCGCCGGCCTTCCCAAGCCTGTCCGACATCTACACCGACCAGGTGACGGCAGCAGCTTCCAGCGCGGCCGCGCAGGTCTGCATGAAGCACGGCTGGCTGACTGGCGGCATCGGCGGCAAGTGGGCCGAAGAGATCGCCGCCGCTGCGATCCTGCTGCCGCTGGGCTATCAGACCTACCAGGGCATCTCGTCGGATCTGGCGCGCGCCAAGAAGTCCGAACCGTCAGCACCCATTCCCAACGAAACACCGTCGGCCAAGACCGTGACCTTCGGCGCGGCGGTTGACGCGATGCCCGAGCCGCGCGCGGCATGAAGACCAATGACGGCAAGCTGATCGTCGTCTCGGGCGCATCGAGAAGCGGGAAGACGGCCTGGGTAAAGCGGCAGACCGCCACCGAGCGCCGGGTGATTGCCTGGGATCCCGAAGATCAGTGGGCGCAGCTGCGCGGCTTCGTCAAAGTCACCAGTCGCCGGCAGCTGTACCAGGCATCGATTACTCCCGGGCCGATGAAGATCGCCTATGTGGCCGGGGGCGACTTGAAAGCCGAGTTCGACTTCTGGTCCCAGATCGTCATGTACGCCGGGCGCTACATCGCGCCACTGGTGGCCATTGCCGAGGAGCTCGCCGACGTGACCACGCCCAGCAAGGCACCCGGCAACTGGGGAATCCTGCTGCGCCGGGGGCTCAAGCGCGGCATCACCATCTACGCCATTTCGCAACGCTGGTCGGAGGCCGACAAGACGGCGGTGGGCAATGCGTCGGCCTTCGCCATGTTTCGCCAGGCCTCCGGCGACGATGTGGCCTAC